CCCGTGTCCCCTACCTAACTAGAGGCTTTATGAGTTTAGAAGAGAAGCGCTGCACTAAATGCGGTCTACTTAAATCTTTTGCTGCGTTTAACAACGACAAACGAGCAAAGGACGGAAAGGCTTATCAATGCAAACAATGCGCCAAACTTTCTCCTGAAAAGAAGCGAGAAGCAACGTTAAAACATCGATACGGCATTACGACCAATATTTACGATGAGCTTTCAACTAAGCAGTTACACCGTTGCGCTTTGTGCAGCACTGATGTTCCAGGTGGAACTCGCACAAAGTTTTTAGTAGACCACAACCACGAAACAGGTGAAGTACGAGGTCTACTTTGCTACAGCTGTAACAACGGTTTAGGAATGTTTCAAGATTCACCAAAATTGCTTCAAAGAGCAATTCAATATTTAAATGACAACGGTCATTACGGAGATTGGACTGACTGACCACTAGCCCATTTAAAAACTTGGCTGAGGTTGTTCTGCAGTATTAGGTTCATGCGGATAAATTGGTAAAGCATTTTCTCTAAATCCTCTCTCGAAGCATTTGGGATATCTCGTCTCATTTGCTCTAGGCGCAGTTGCTGTTCAATTGAGAGCTCAAGCTTGGGCATAGGAGGCATTGAATCCATCTGTCAATTAAGCGTTCACGCTCTGCAGAATAGCCGCTGTGGTTTCGATACCACAGTTTCCAATGACTACTCCCTTTGGAATGGTTACAACTTTTACAAGCTGGAACGATATTGGTAGCTAGGTTTTCGCCTCCTTTAGCTTTTGGTTTGATGTGATCCAACGTGAGGTTGTCACTAGATACGCCGCAATAAGCACACTTGCAGCCGAAAGCTTCCTTGATTGACTGCCTCCATTGTTTTACTGCTTCTTGCCGTTGTAACGCTTGCAAGTTAGCCATAGCAGCATCTGGCGTTAAATACACAAAAACCCCAGCAGGCGAGTGAATCACCATACTGGGGTTCTTGCTTGGTACATAAAGAAGCGTTAGCTCCTAAGCAGAAATGTAGGACCGAACCTTCTTAAGATCAACCTCTGGAAGCGAGGAGATCATCTCGGAGATAGCCGAAACATCACCACCGTTAAGAGCGGTAATACCTTGGTCTTTCAGAAATTTAATAGCGTTTGCAAGATCAGATGCTTTCACATCATCACGATTCAGTTGATCGATCAGTTTGGTAGCCACCAGACGGTGAAGACTAAACAGATCGTCTTCTGAAGCAAGTCCATCAGTCTTATTTAGAGCCTTTTTTGGTGCGGCTGCCATAAACAACTCGGAACAGTTTCAACCCCAATTGTACGAGGCTGTTTTCTTTAAGCCTAGAAACACCAATAATTTCAGAAGCTGCAAACAGCGAAAGCCAAAGAGCAGCTTGAACTTGAGGATCAGAAAGGTCCATAAAAATACCTAGCTAGGGTTCTTGATCAAAATAGCCCAACCAGAACCAGGGCCTTCAACAAGCCACCTTTTGTTCCAATTCTTTTGGCTATAAGCAACGCCTTTACCCTTTGAATGGTTTACATAACCACCTCGGACCATATCAGCCTCCCCGTTGGGATCATGGTGGATCCAAGCCCCTTCGGTGTAACCAATCACTACAGAGTAGTGTCCAGAGCCGCTAGGAGCCTCTACAGGGCCTTTGTGAAGCCATCCGGCTACTACAGGCCTACCTGCATCTAACTCGGCTCTGAGAGCCTCTGGGGTGCCATTCTTGATGAATTTGGCGTCTAGTCCAAGGTGTTTGAGGGTTTTAAGTTGAGCATCTATAGAAGTTGAATCACCATACCGCTGACGGATCTTGTTGTACTCATCATCAGTTTTGATCTTGCCGTAATAGTCAGCCACCATGGCACAACTAGAACTAAAACACTCCCGATACCCAGTACCTGATTTGTTGTCCAATTGGTACTCGTAAGGTACCTTCAAAAGCTTTCCCGTTTGTTGAGCCTCAATCTTTTTACCAATTTGACGTTCAACAATAGATAACAACTTTGAACTATATGCAGGATCAGTTGCGTAACCCTGAGTTACAAGTTGTTTTGCTGCTTCTGAGGTACTTTTTGCGTTATTAACACCGCTGTATTGTTTGTAATCTTTGTACCACCGGGTAACAAGGTATTCAACAGACTCTTGGAGAGAGCCAAAATTAAGAAACCCGTCCCGAATAGAAATAGGTACTCCATTTACATACTCCGTTGTTGTTTTAGTCGTACCACTTCCTTTTAGCCCAAAATAATTGTGAGTGCCCGATGTATTACGACCCCAGTTACTTTCAAGAGCCCATTGAGCAGCTACTAGCTCTGGAAACTTTGCTCCAGCTTCACGAGCAAGTTCTACTACACCGTCCCACGAACCGTTACTGGGGATGGAGTTTTTGGGACCGGACCTCCACAAATCAGAAAACTTTGCCAGGGTCCCTGGAGGAAGTTGATCCTGCAGGAAATCCAAAGCAAAGTTTTGATGTTCTTGATTGTTGTAATACTTAGCTACGTCACGAAGAGAGATGTCGGCCATTGAGCAAGATCCGGTCGAGTTTTTCGTCGATGTGTTGGATCTGTTTATCGATCCGGTCCATCATCGGCATTAGCTCGTCCTTTCTAACAAACTCTTTGTGAATCGTCATCTCAACGCTGTCGATACGCCGATCAAGCTCTGTGTGCCGTTTATGGTTCCAAGCAAAGACACCACCGCCAATACTGGCTGCACCCAAAAACAGTGAAAGAAGAAAGGACGGATCCATCGTTACACCCTAGGTAGCTTTTGACCGGCCTTTCTAGCTCGATCACGAATTACACGGCCTTGAGGCGTTTCACCAAAAAACCGCTCCCAACTTTTACGCTGAAACTCCCACTCTTCACGGCTCATTTCTGGATCTTCATCTGCGGGCCGGATTTGAAAGCTAGGGCTACCAGCAATCTTTGTGGAATTAGATTTCTTGATTTGATAACCGCTTTTGCTTTTCATTTTTTAGGTACACAGTTAGGAACAGTTTTGGCACCTTTCTTTTTGGTACCAACCATCTCGTAGCCTTTCCAGCAGGGTCCTTTAGCCATTACGTTAAACCTCGCATTTTGTAACCTTTAGGTTTGTTGTTGTCTACTCCTGGCATTTTATCTTTAGTACCACGACCAAAAGATCCACGATTTTTAGAATCATTCCAATGAGCACCTCCATGCCAATTATGCATAGCAGGAGATACATCACGAGGCGTTTTATTCAAAGGTGCGTCTAAAAAGGCAGGACCACGACGCATAGCACCTTCACGATCCGAAAAATCGGAATACTCTTTGTTTTGATCAAAGGCTTTTCGAATTGAATAACCTTTCTTTTTAGGTTGAGGCATCAGTCTTCACCCTTCATCTTGGTGGTGTACTGTCGACCACGCCAAGTGAACGTTTTCACACCAGCTTTACGAGCATCAGCAAAAGCATCGTCAAAGCTGCCCTCACCACGCCCTTTGTTACCTTGACGAGCCACCCGCTCTTGACGGCTGAACTCACCACCTTGATCGCGCTGAGCGGCCACTCTACGGGCCTCAGAGGCGGGTAGAGACCCTTTGGCTGGTTGAGCCCTAAAGACCTCTTTAACGACCTCTACAGGGATCGCTAGACGCCCCACAGGACGACTCATGCCTTGAGACTGCATTGCAGGGGCTCTCGAAGCACCAGTGCGAGTTACCGTTCCCGGTGCCGTTGCACGAGGCAGTCGAGCGGTTTGCATCGGACGCTCCCGCCCACTAGGAGTCCGAAGACCACGACCCCGTTGAGTAGCCCCTTGACCTTCAGGAGCAAACTTACCAGCGTTACTTCTGGTTTGACCGCCTCGTTTGATCGGCATAATAATTACTTGGTTTTATAACCTTTTTTCATCTTGCCACCCTTTTGGATTTGTGGCTTACCAGCAGCTTTAGCTTCTTTAGACCAGCGCTTAGCAATCTCAGGATGCTGAGAGTACATATAACGCATCTGTTTTTCAGAACTAAACGGCACGGGACTAAAACAAACTCTTTAAAAATGTTACTAACAAAAACAGCCCAGGCTACTAACCCAGGCTGCAAATAGAATTAAAGATTTTTTAGGTTTTTAAAATCAATCAGCAGTGAGTCGTGAAAACACAAACTCAACAGACGGCGTACCACCGGTAATTGTTACCAAACGACCGCGAATGGCTCGAAGAGGTACGTTTTGCAGGCTAAACGCAGTAGAGCCGTTAGCAGTGATAGTAGTGTCACCACCAGCATCACAATTGAAATAATTAGTACCGTCTAGTGTGCCTTCAATACGAATTACAACGCTGGTACCAATGCTCGAAACATTAACTTGAATAACAAAATCTTCTGCACCAACAGAAGGTACATCAGAAGTTGTCCCAGTAGCTGTCAAAGCAGTAGCAGTGCTAAAAGTAGGTACCATCTCAAAAATTGCTTTTGTTCTAATTGTAATCCTTAGAAAAACACTCGCACCGGCTGTTTAGGAGTCACCGCATACTGCTCCCAATCAGCAGAGACCTCACCAACGTAATTAACGTGCCAACCAGTCGTCTCTGGGATCTCCCCAATCACATCCAACGCATGGGTGTGACTAGCAGTGATCCAAGTGTCATCTTCAGTCAAGTAATCAGCCAACACAGCCTTTGCCGTGGCTTCATCGGGGAAGCGGAGATAAGTCGTCATTGGGTGATCTGCTGGAGGGTGCTGTTGGAAAGGCGTTGCGGCCAGTAGGTGAGGCGGCGGATTGGACCGCCAAGAAAATTGCCATTGCCTGCCCAGTTGGCGCCAACTGACAGCCGATCTACCGTGGGCAGCGTTCCTGATGTGTCAGTAATAAATGCCGCTCCGTCAGCCGCGCCGGCAAAGTTGTCTTGCTGATAAGCCAATGCTGTTTTTCTCCGAGAGCCTGGCGTGTAAACACCCACAACTAGACCTACTTGTAGTGAATTGTTGTCAATCACAACTAGCCGAGTATTGTTGCTTACTGCTGGAACCAAGGTAGCTGCACGAATACTTTCATTAAGCGTGCCATTGCTAATCGCCCACGCAACCTGCTCACTTGCCGCTGATGTACTCCAGTCACTAAACACCGTCCCCTCATCCTGCCGATACCAGCTGCTATCAAACACGCTTACAGCAGCAGTGGTCGTGGGGATATATGCCGTTGCAATAGAACCAACTTCTAGTTGGGCGCCCCAAAGATAGACACTTGCATTTGTACCTGAATAGATTGGTCGTCCTCTGCTGTCAAATGTTCCAACACCATCAGACAAGTAAACAGTTGCTCTGCCATCAGTTACGGCGGCAGATCCGGTTACGATAACGGCCGCGCATCTGAACCAGCCATTGCCAATGTTAGTAATTGATGAAGAAGAGATTGCAAATCCAGTTCCGACAGCGGATGTCCTATTTACCGAGCCTGAGCCATTGAGGTCAAACTCAACAGTTCCGTAGTTGTTTGATGATGTTGTTGAAATTACAAGACCGACGTATCTACGGCCATTGTTTTTTACAAACACACTAATGGCATAAGTTGTAGACGCTGCAATTGCTGGAGTTTGAACCAGTGAGTGACCTGCACTTGCAACAGCGCCGTCATCTATTGTGTCTGCGGTAATTGTTCCATCAGGAGCGACAGTAGAGTTAGCGGAAACAGAAACGTTAAGGTTTGACCAAGTAGTTGAAAAATCCTCACTCCTCAACAACAGGTTCGTCCTAGTCGTCCCAAAGTTAGCCCCCGTAATACTGGCCACATCAGCACTGCGGGTGACCGTGGCTGTGGTGGTGGGGATGTAGCTGGTGGGGAAGGCGCCGACTTCTAACTGGGCGCCCCAGATCAGGACGGTGCCGGTGCCAGTGCCAATGTAAGTTGTTCCACCATTCATGGGTCGAATCTGAACACTGCTACTAGCCGTGGCAGTTGCAGTTGCAGTCAACGCGATTTGATACCAACCATTTGCAAATGGTGTGACAACGGTGGTTGAGTTTGCCGAAGTGCTAATGACTGCTCCAGTAGATAAATTGACGCGATTAATAAGAACAGCCCCAAATGCGGCGCTTGGAACAGCCATGCCTCCTTCTGTCAAGGTGCCAGCTTTCATCCATACAGTAAACGTATAAGTCGTTCCCGAAGTAAACGACACGGATTGGTTAATACTGTGCGGCTGAAAAGAAACATCGCTGGTGTCTTTCAGCTCCCAAGCTGTATTTGTGCCGTCAGGAGCGGTGCCTGATGCTGAAGTCTCGCTGCTGTTGTTGTTGGTCCAAGTCGTATCAAACCCATTACTCTGTACCAGCAGATTCGTCCTACTTTCCTCCACCAGCAGCCCCAGGCTTTCACCTGTCGTGGGGTTGTGGTCGAAGCGTGGGGCGGAGTTGCTCGTGGATGTGGTGGGGATGTATTCACCGACCGTGCTGGATTGCTCTAATTGGGCTCCCCAGATGTAGATGCCGCTGGTGCCGTTGCCGGTATAGGAAGTAGATGTTCCATTGTGAATGTCAACACGGGCGGCTACTGTCCCACTGCTTCCAAGCGAACTTCCAGCGATTGATACCCTGTACCAGCCTCCAGAAGCAGCAGCAATACTGCTACCTACGACCACGCCAGTTCCACCTGTACCGGGTGTAGACAACGTTCCAGACGCAAGATTTGCTACAACATCAACAAAATTTCCGCCAAAACCGACCCTGACTCGTGCGGAGCTTCTCTCGGCAGCTTTTATATAGACACTAAAGATATACGTCAGAGAAAGATTAAGCCCAGTAACGGACTGCACGATGTAGTGATCATTTGTGGTATTGTCCTCAATAAGTTTGTCAGCGGTTACGGTTCCGTTGGGGGCGGTTTCGACATTTACAGTTTCACTGGAAGCGGCATTGGTCCACGCCGCATTATCAAACTCCTCACTCCTCAGCAACAAATTCGTCGTCGCCGTCTTGATCAACCCATCAGCACCCACATAAGTGCCACTACTGGCGCGGGTGAAGGTGATACGAGGATCAAGAGTTTTAGTCCTAGCAAATTGAAGGTCAAGGGAAGAGGCATTAAAAATACCGCCATTTCTGACGGTAGGAAATACGCTCACCATTAAACGCTTGGGAGCAATAATCTTCATTTACCTTGGCCTCGATAAACCTTTTTACCTATTTTAGGCTTACTGTTTTTACTCTTACCTTGAGTTGTTTGTTTTGGTTTAGGCGGAAGACGTACTGGTTTACCGCTAAGAGTTTTCTTGACCATTAGGGGAGCCCAAAAAGTTCTTTTAGTTCCGCCACGGTCAGGCCAGCAGCTTCCAGTTTCTGCTCAGTGGTGAGTACGGGGGCTGGTTCGGGTTCAGGGGCAGGCAAGGGGGTGTTGCCTTCGGAGAGCCACGCCAAGTAGGCCGCGTAATCGGTGTTGGCTGGATCGGCATTGAACACAGCCCCCGTAACCGTATTCTGTACGCAGATCGGCAAAAACTCGTCAGGGTTAAAAGGGTGGACAGTGTTGGGGGCGACAAGAAGTTGGTAAGTCATGGCTTTGTGAGTCATAGTTCATTCTCAATCCAACCGAAAAAGACACCACCAGTAGTTCCGTTGGTTGGTGAGCCTGTGATTGTGATGCTTTCTAGATAGCTGGCGCTAATTGTCGGTGCCTGTGTTGAATCACCTCCACCTGTCGGGCTGAAAAAGGTTACTGTGTTTGATCTAGTGCTAAAAACGGTTGCCGTACTCCAATAAGTTGAGTAGCTGGTGTTTCGCTTTGAAACCTTAAATGGTATTGAAATTTGAGTAAATCCTGTAGCAATGCTGCTTGCTCCTGCATACCGTTCATATTTGCTAATAGGTTCAAAATACCTCTGGCAGAGACTTAGCTCCTGCCCGTAGCTCCTACGCTCAAACGGTGTGGCCACTGATCCGGCTTCAAGTTGGACGCCGGTGATGTAGAAGGTGGCGCCGTTGGTGCCGACGACGGAGGTGGCTCCGGTGGCTGAGAAGAAGAGAGACCCTGACCATGAACCCGCTGTTCCGCTAAAAGTTGTCCCTGCGCCAAGGGAGAAAAATAAATTAATCCCGACACCATTGGTTGTTAGCCAAGTGCCAGACGTATCGCCAGCAACAATGATTGTCTTTTGTTCCCAAGTATTTGTTGCGCTCACGGTATAGGTAAATGGATAACTTCTGGTTTGCGCAGAGTTTTGAAAAGCGCCGCCAAACGTACCTGTAAGGCTTGATCGAACCCAGAATGACAGGGTAACGGATTGTGCACCAGCAGCGCCCCAGCCCAAATCAGAAACATTTAAACCTTCAACGGCTTGGTTTAACGCAAACAAATCACCTGCGCCTACTGGATAAGCAGATGTTGATATAACGCCAAGATAGTTTATATGCCCTACTGGCGGCGTTACAGAACCAGAGTTTTGCTGTGTTGTGAACTTTCCAGTTTGTGTTAGATTAGCCCTCCAGCGGTCAACTGTGTATTGAAAGTTTCCTGGGGTTATGCCGCCCCCAGCATTCCTCTGATCAATCCGCATGTCGCCGTTGATGATGCGGTTCCTCGCACCAGCCAGCGGTCCACCGTTGACGCTACTGAGCTGAGCTGTTGCCGTGCCATCAGACGCCAGCACAATCGCCGGTGAGCCTGCTGAAGGGTTTTGAAGGTTGGTTGTTTTTAAAGTGCTCATGATCAGCCCTCGTAGAGAATGTTGATCGACCCCGCGTCAAAGGTGTCGGTGCCGTTAACGGTGGTGATGCGAATACGGTCCAAGGTTCCGGAGAGGTTAATTCTGCCAGCGGAAAATGCAGTATTTGTTCCGGCTAAAGTAAAAACACCATTCCCAACCCATGTACTAGTTGCTTGATTTGTAAATACAAAACTGCCGTCAATAGTGTTTGCAGCAAGTCCAGATGAAACACCGAATCCTGCTGTGTAAGCTGTGTTTCCTGCAACTGAAGCTACTGCGCCGGTTGCAACATAGCCGGAGGTAGTTGGCGAGCCAGACCCAAGTTGAATCAATGGATTACTTGTCCCATTCGTGCTTACCCCGTTAAACATCACCGTAATCCGCTTCACCCAACTCGGAATCCCGGTGAAGTCGATGGAGGTGCCACTGGTGCTGTTCTGAGCGGTGCTGAGCACCATCCGCCCGCGATCCACGAAGCTGAGCGTGCCTGAGCCGTTGGTGGCCAGCACCTGATCAGCGGAGCCATTCCCACCAGGCAACACCAGCGTGTTGGAACCAGCGACTGCCGGTGCGTCGATCTCGGTGTAGCCCGATGTTGAACCGTTGAGTCGTAAAGTCATCAGACAACTACCCAGGTAGAACCAGAAGGTACCGTAACTGTGATCCCAGAGTTAATAGTCACAGGTCCAGCAGTGACGGCGTTTTTGTTTGTACTAATAGTGTAATTGGTAGTTACAGTCTGATCATTTTCATAGAAAACTTGATCACTACCACCACCAGAAGCACCACCAGCACGTCCCCAAGACAACGTACCAGCTGCATCACTAACTAACGCGTAACCAGCAATAGAAGTATCAGTAGATGGAAGCGTCCAAAGAACGTTTGAACTAATACTGGATGGTGCTTGAAACCCAACGTAATTAGTACCGTTAGCTGTTGCTTCATTAAATCGAAGATCTCCTTGATCTCCAAGAACAACAGGTCCAGTTGTTGTAACAGTTTGAGAACCAAAATCAGGACTAATCTTGGTACCAGCAATAGCTGCACCTGAAGCAATTTTGTTGTTATTTACAGCACCTGCATCAATAGTCCAAATAGTACCGTTATTAGCAACACTGATATCCCCTTTATCACCATCAGGGACACCTCCACCAGCGTTTACAGAGTCTTGGAACTCTTGAAGACCATAACGAAGCTGGTTATCAGCGTTGTTGAGGTCTTGAGCTGTCAGCGTAGAACCAGCTGTATAAACAACTGTTGGGTCTGCAATGTCTGTAATCCTCTGTAGCAGCACCGTAGCGCCACTGACAGGGGTGTTTAGGACAATGGCAGTTCCAGCGGTGTTGAAGGTGTAATCAGTAGTAAGAGTTTGTAAAACGGTGTTTACATACACTTTGATATCCGCTTTACGGATATAAGGGATTGGATCGCCGTTGCTATTGGTGAGAGCAAACGTTGTACCAGAAGCACTGGTATAAGTTACAGATGCGTAAGCCATTACTGGGCACCTCCGGTCACTCGTTGTTGCAGAATAAACTGTTTCATTTCTTCAGGCATTTTGTAGCGTTGACCAGGATTAGTGCCCATCAAGAATTGTTCTTTGGCATTACTAATCAGTGTACGAACATAATCACTCAAAATAGATCTCCGCATATTGTTATCTCGATCCCAATCAGCTTGAGCGATTGGAATACCCATAGGGCCTACGGTCATTTTAAATGGACTGTCGATTGCGGGATGTTGAGTGTAAATAGGATCGTTAATTAGCTCTTTAATAGCGCTATAAACGCCTTTGTGTTCTTTACCAGTAACTGGGTTCCTGTACTCAAATTCAGAGTTCAAGAAATGGTTGAAATCATTGAGAATAGTCTCGTTGATGCCTACCCCATCGCTGTTGTAAAGAGAGGTCCTAGGGGGAGCGATGAGGTTATACACCATCTCCTTAGACACAGGATCACCTTCAAGCTTGTCTGGGAACGCCCAATAGCGTCCTAGGACAGCCTGCAAGGGATACCACTTACCAGCGTGGTTAGCGTTGATTGTGGTGCCAGGCTTGCCGTACCAAAGGGCTTTACGGGACCTAGCTTCAGGTTCGTTCTTGATGACGCTTACAGCGGTGTCTACAAGGAAGCCAAGAGGGTTGTACTCAGCAGCGATACCAAAAGTACCAAAGGCTGTATCAAGAAGACTGTTACCAACATCTTGAACAGTAACACCTTTCTCACTCATAGAACCTCGTTCATACCAACCCTTCTGAGCAAATCGAGTAACAGGACTTGCAGGTTTACGAGGATCAAAACCTTCACTGATTACTTTACGAAGGTTGAGGTAAGGGTCACCAGCTTTAGCTACGCTGTCAGCCAGGATCTTTTGAAGACGACTGATATCACCTTGACCTGCTGAGGTAAGAGCTTTGATCAGTCGGTCCATACCCGCAATGGCAGGGGTCTCCAAAATGTAATTAGCCAAAGAAGCAGCAGCAAGAGCAAACAGACCGCCCGTATCTCGTCCCGGAGCAAACTCATAAAGGTCTCTAAGAGTCGCTTGGAACGCCAGAGTGTTTCCATACAAAGGCAGGTAACGATAAGGAATACGGACATTACCAAACTTCATGGTGTAAGCATCTACAGCTCCACCAGCTTCTCGGTAGGTGTTTTCAAGACCACCAGTAATGTCTTGGTTACCATCTCTGACGTGGAAGAACGCCATAGTTTGAAGACCGATAGCAAGAGCCAAAGCACCTTGAGCTTTAGTTCTTACAGCAACGTCATCACTGAAATACTTACTTTCAAAGTTAGTAATGCCTTCCTTCCAGTTAGCAGGAAGCAGTTCTACAACTTTGTCAGGAAGAGCTTTTGCACCAAGGCGTCCTAGGTCTGCACCAAACTGAGCGATCTCTCCACCAGAAGAAATCATCACAGCTCGTTTAACGCCGTTAATAGGCGATACAAGGAACGGGAACAAGTCTCGCCCAAACGCAGCCATTACTGGGTTGTTTGATTGACGAAGTTTGTTGACAGCTCCTTCAACGTCTTGAAGAGGTCCAGTCAGCTCTTCAGTAAGGTTTACAGCTCTAGTGAGTCCAAGGATTTGGTTATCAAGAACTGAGTAACCAATTGTGGTTTGATCAAAACCAACTTTGACTGGTTTGTAAAGAGAATTAAATTCTTTATCTAAATATCTTGCAATTTCATCTGCACGATCTGCAGCATCCAACGTACCTGCAGCTATCTTTTCATCTACTTCTTTAATTGCCAAAGCACGAACACGAGCGTTAGCAAACAAAGAAGTTGTTAGTTCATCAGCGGTTGCTGAAAGCTGTCCAAAGATGCTGAGGTTTACGTTCTCACCACCAGGGTAGTAACTGGTCTTACCAAGACCCATACCACGCAAACCGGTGGTAGTCATACCAAGACCCTTACCAAGCAAGCTGCGCTTGTCCCACGCCTCACCAGGCATGAAGTAATCGTGGAACACTTTCATCAACACTCGACTTTTGTTAAGAGTGTCAAAGATTTCTGCGTTTTCTTCACCACGTTCAATGACGTAATTGAAGAACGGAGTCTTGATTTTGGTAGCAGCGAGATCTTGAGCAATAGCTTCCTCACGACGCAAGCCAGCAGACTTTTGAAGCTCGTAAGCAGCCTCTGCAGCTTGGATTGGATCAGTAATAGACCTACCAAACACAAAGCGGTTGTAGGTAGATTCCAGAGCGTCTCCAATGGCGTGACGGAACATCAAAAGCGTATCCATTTCAAGCTTGGCTTGCTGGAAGCTTTCAGTAGCCAGTTGAGTCTGTCCAAGGAATTTAGCTGCTGTACCGGTCAAGGTGTTACCAACTGCTTGTCCAGTAATTTGAGCAGCAGATTCAGGGATACCTTGAATAGGAATCGAAAACACCGTTGCAGGGTTAGACAGCGGCGAACCGATTTGAAGACGAGCAAGAACTGCGTCACCAGTGATTTCAAGTTGTTTGATCTTGGTTAGGTCACCTTGGGTTTCATAAAGCTTTTCTACAAGACGCTCCATGCCTTCCATTTCTGCATCGGTCAAATCTTCACCAGACTCAACTTTTTTGAAGAAATTACCGATGGCATTTTCAAATTCTGCTTTGGCTTCACGAGCAGCAGCACTCATACTTTCAGCAAAATCTTCAGGTTCACCAAAGCTGGCTAATTGACGATTAGCTTCACTAAAAAGCTCTTTTGGATCTTTACTGCTAAATCCAAGTCGGTTACGGCGATCAAACAGTCGAAGGGCGTTACCAAAACCTTCAAATAAAGCACTAATTGCTTTTGTATTTCCAATTAATACTTTGTAATTATCTTGAAATGTTATTAGAGCGGTAGCACGATCAAGATTTGGAACTTCTCCGCCTTTAAGAATAATTCTTAAATTTCTTGCAGACTCAAGTGCACCAAGAACACTATCGTCCAACATAGAAACAACAGCTTGAATTTTATTAAGATTTTTAGAAACGTCTTTACCAAATTTTTCAGCCTCGGCAAATAGAGCAAGCTTTGTAAGTGTTGGGTTACTGCTACCAAGAACAGAAGCAAGCTTACGAATAGCAATACCGTATTGAGCAGGAAGAATCTTTTGACGGTTATCAAGTAGGTCTACGGTTGCTTTAAGGACAGCAGCGTTCTCAAGATTAGAGGTGTATTTAACTGCGTTGGTGTTGTAAATCGCGGTAGCGTCTTCAGCTAGATCAGTACCGTTTTCAAGATCAGATTTAATCAGCTCTTGTTGTTTCTTAATCGTGCTGTCAACACCACGAAGGAAATCATCAAGTGCTTCTTTAGTCTCCGTAGGATCTTGGAACTGATTGAGATCTCTATTAACTTCTCGGGCAGTTTCACGAACAGAAGTAGCTGGCTCATCACCAGGGGTTTCGTTAGCAACCCGACGAGTAGCTAGTTCATCAGTATCGATCTTAATTTCACCAGCTTCATCGACCGTTACAGGCACCTGATTCTGCACAGGAGCTTCTTGGCGAGGAATACCAAACACCTCGTCTACAGGTTCTGTAGGAGGTATTTGAAGGCCCTCAGGCATCTCAGGAACAGTAGGAGCCAGACCGCCGTTATCAATGACTTTGTTCTGGATCTCTTCAACACGCTGAACAAAAGTCCGCATGAAGTCAGGGTTGAGATTCTCAGAAGCAACAGCAGCCTCAGCAGCGTTCAAGATGTCCTTGAGTTCACCGTAAGCCTCACCAAAGGCATCGTTCAGTGAGAAATCTGCGTTGATCTCATCTAGACGGTTCTCAGCAAACAGCTGCTTGTTACGAGCTGTTAGTAGAGCAATTCGTTCAGCATCCAGCTCATCGAGAGCATCGACAAGAATACGAGCATCGGTCAGAGCGTTCTTGAAGCCAATAGAAGCATCAAAAGAACTCTCAGTAATACGACCCAGCTCAGTGAATTGAGTAAGGCGTTGAAGCTGAGCTTGCTCAACAGCTTGACGCTGACTCAACAGGTTATCAAGCTCATCAAGACGAACAAGAGCATCGTTAACCATCCGCACCTTAGTAGCGTTCTTGCTGGCTTTCTTACCAGTGCCAGTACTGCGGTTAATCCACTCAGGGTCGATCTCTTGGATCTGGTTGTATTCAGCAAGACGAGCTTCAAGGTTTACACGCTTTGCTTGGGCTTGTTCAGGGCTCTTAATAGCCAGCTCACCTTGGAGACGGTTAATAGCTTCATCCAGGACATCGGAGTCAGGAACATCACCACCTTCATCAATCTGCTGGAACAGACGCTCCATTTCAGCACCAGTTTCCTGTTGCTTACTCAGGAACGCTTCAGCACCACTACGAGCAGACTGAGCAATCTTTCCTACGTTCTCATCAATCTTGCGATACAGATCAGCTGTAACAGTACCTAGACGGTCCTCACG